TGGAGGATTTACAGAGCATGAACAATATGTTCTAATTCCTTTTGAAAAATTTCGCAATTGTGGACTTGCAAAGAGGTTTGCTTTTTCAACAGCTTCTATTAAAGAAGGACATGTTGAACCAATTGTTTTTGTTGGATATGATCCTTCAACCTCAAAGCTTGCTATTGCTCACACCACTGGCAAACAGGATGGTTGTATAGTTTTTCATTCATGTACAACTGATAACTATTCCTGTGGGTCTCTTTTAATGGACACACAACATAGAGTTCTTGGCATGCATTTCAAAACCTTCGGACCTTCATCAAAAGGTTTGAATAATGCAGCCATCTCCTTTACAAATAAGGAGGCTCGTCAAAAGTTGCCTGAGGGAATGGTTCAAGCTCCTCCAATTTTACGCCAGTATCATGGTGAACAACAGTGGAAAAATTTGCAAATTATTGGGACTTTACCACCTTCAAAATTGGGAACTGGTCAGCATTGGCACAGAATTCCAACTCCCCATCTGAATGATATTAATAAAAAACATCTGTTGGAGTTAGCAGGAAATTTTGCAACTGTTCTACCAACAGAGACTTCCTTCTATAAGAAGGTTAATAAGTGGGATGAATTTTCCGAAGATGATGTTACTGGGTTTAGAGAGTTTGGTGAAGCTCTTTCCTTTGCCAAAGCCCTGTATATTGTGGAGTATGGAGCTCTCTATAAGGATTCGGTAGCTACTGATGAAGAAATTAATGAGTCGGTGGACTACACTAAGAGTCCTGGTTTTCCTGCCACATACATGGGGTACCGAAGTAAACAACAATATGTTGAATCCAAATTATATCAGTTTATGAGAGCAAATAGGAGAAGACTTCCTATGATTTGGGACTCAAAAGGGAAAGAGGAAGTTCTCCCAATGGAAGATATAAATGACTGGAAAGTCAGGATTTTTGAGATTCCTCCTCTTGAGTATCTTTGGGAACAAAAAAGATTTACTATCCGTTTATCGGATCGCTATAAAAACTTTAAGTGGTCTGCTTATGGTTTTAATCCCTACAATGGAGGATTTCATGATTTGGCACTTAATCTGCTCAAATATTGGGCCGTCTTTGCATCTGATATGTCAGGCTGGGATGTCTTCATCGCTTTTATGAAGTTCATTTACAACAACCATCGGGAACTTTTGGTTAAGTATGGACTTTATCGCGAAAATGAAGAGGATTTTGAATGGGTTGCTCGTAACCTTATTGAAATTATGATTCGTCTTCCTAATGGATATGTTATTCTCAAAAAACTCGGGAACCCGAGTGGGTCAGGGAGCACAACTTTAGACAACATTAGAATGCACATTATTC